ACGTGCTTGTTGGTCCCAAGCAAGCGGTCTGACCAGCGGCCCGCAGTCATCGCGTTCTCGATTGCTTGTCCGCCGAACTTGTCCTTGAGGTTGTCGAATATGAGATATGGGGCTCCGCTAATCGCGGTGGATGTGATGAGCTTACGGGCTTCCTCATCGCGATCTGGCGCGGCATTACACGTACAAGAAATAAGGAAACGCAAATGACTCTTGGTATGGAAACCATCGCTCTGCTGATCGTCGTGCCGGCACTCGCCTACTTCCTGGTGAAGTGGTTGTTTACGAAAGACACCGAGATTGAAAACCGTCGCCGACGCTCTGCGGAGCTGGCTGGCAAGTTCACGGCCTATGGCCTGAAAGACGCGCCTAAGCTGTTGAATGACTATGCCGTTGGCGACTACAGCGGTCTCGTGCATGACTTCCGCGTGATGCTCGACAAGTATCTGAGCGGTGATGACGCAGCCATCGAGCGTGAACTCGACAGCGTGTTTGAAAGTGTGCTCAGCGTGAAGCTCAGCACGGCGGATGGACGCACCGTCCTGGCTGCCAAGCTCGCTGAGTTCACTCCTCCCACGATCGCCGCCTAGCGGTGACCTTCTGACTGCCATTCTGGCAGCAATTGCTTCGCTCAGAGCACGATTGGCCGGGTCCTTTTTCCTCATTTGAAGAGTTGAGAGACCGGGAACATGTCGCGCTAGCGAACTCCCTTTCTTTATCCACTTCTGGATTGCAAATGGCTCAAGCGATTCCAATCGGACAACTCACCGCCACACAGAAAGCGCTGCTCAGTGGTGCCGAACAGGCTGAAAACAAGAATCAGCCCAACGGCTACGCCGGGTTGGATGCCCAAGGCAATTTGCCTGTCAATGGCGTCCGCATTCGTATAGGTACCAGCGCAGAGATGAGCGCGATCGTGCTCGATGCCGGAGAACTGGCATGGCTTACGGATCGGAAGCTGCTCAAGGTCGGAGACGCATTGACGGCTGGGGGAGCGTTTCTCGGCAGCGACATTAACAACACCCAGGCCGTGTACATCAATCCAACCGGCACACTTGCCGAGAACGCAGCGGCAGCTATTGCGGGCTATCAACTTTGTAAGTCGCTGACACCGAACGGCGTCACATTGTCGAACAGTAACGAGGCGTGGCTGGTGCTTGGCGTTGGGGCTTACGATTTCACCAGCAGCATGAACTGGGCGATTGACACTAGCTATGTCAACATTTCTGGTGTCATCAACAACTATGCCGCGACCACATTGCGAAGTTCTGACACGACCGGAACCAATGCCATCATGGCGGTGGGACACGTCCAATGTCGAATTATCAATCTGGGTTTTGCTTCGCTTTTGACGCGGTGTATCAACCTGACGCCGGGAACGTTCGAACTGCGTACGTTCGAAAACCTTGATTTGGTTGGAATTGTGCAGCCAACCGTCGCAGTTACTGCCGCCAGCTACAATCAAATCACGTTTCGCAAGATCACATCATCGACATCCTTGTGCGGGGGTATAGACGGAGCAGTCGGCCAAGCCAATGTGCTTTTTGAGGACTGCATTGGGAATGCCTTGTCGTACTTCGGCGGGGCAACTGCTGCCGGGGCAGGACAATTTAGCGGTACGATCCGGCGATGCCTGCAAAACGGCAGCACCTGGAATCTGAATCTCAACGGCGTGCTTGACGGAGTTCGGTCGAAGGGTCCAGTAACACGGCTCGGATCATCGGCTCGGGTCTGGAATTCGATTTTCTCGAATGCTTCTGGCTCAGCAGCCGCCCTGCAAAATAACAGCAGCGCCGTCACGATCAAAGCGGCCGGAAACATCTGTAGCGCGAGTTTGCTCGGCACCAATGTGACCAATGGAATCACGGCCCACAACACCGAGAGTGCGGGAACGAATCTGTGGTAGTCCTCGCGCACCAGGATGCCGCTCCGATTGCGGTGCTGGCTCGCTCGGCCGGTGACGTACTGGCGAATGTCGCCATTGCGGAAGTGGTGGACCACATTTCTGGCGGCTCAACGTCGATTGTTGAGTTTGCAGACTCGACCTACGAGCGGACAACTTCGGCCACGGTCGATCGCAATGTCCAAGTCGTGTCCGCCATCCCTGTCTCAGGATACTCTTCGCTCGACACCGGCATTGCCACAGTCGATAGCGACGGCAAGGTGACGCGCGTTAGCGATGGCACGGCTCGGATTCAAGTCGCTACAAGCTACGGCACTGCTCAATTCTCCGTGCCTGTCGCGCGTGAAGTGAGCAGCGTCGATGCCTGGCTCCAGTGTCTGGGCCGTGAAATTCGGACCCAAGGACGTTGCCTGGCTGTATGGGAACGGTGGTTCACTCGGCCTGTCTGACGTGCGCGAAGAAAGCGTGCTCGACGCCAACAACAAGCCGTTCACCGCCTACGTCCAGGAAATGCTGGCCCGTCCCGGTCTGCAAGTCGGCAGCGTCAACAGCATCGCTCGTATCAAGAAGCTGACCGAAGACAGCGGCAAGGGGCTCACGGACGTCCTGATCGCCAAGCTGCTCAACAAGTTCCCGGTCGGCGTCGTGCCGGATGTGCTGTTCATGTCCCGCCGCTCCCTGGAGCAACTGCGCTCCAGCCGCACCGCCACCAATGAGCGCGGCGAACCGGCTCCCATTCCGAGCCAGGCGTTCGGCATTCGCATCGAAGTTACCGACGCCATCACCAATACCGAGTCTCTGACCCTCTAAGGAGGCACTATGCCTAACAATCGCAATTTTACGGATGCCCTCTTGAAGGTGAGCCGCGCTCTGCCGGCTTCCACATCGGCCGTGCTCTCCGACGGCATCGACCTGGAACAGCACGCCACGGGCGACTTTCTCGCGGAAGTGGAATTCAATTTGAGCGCACCGGCCCTCAGCACCAGCCAATTGCCGGACACCAAGGTGATGGTTTACTCCATCGAGCACGATACCGACGCTGCGTTCGGCACCGTGACCACACTGCTCACCGGCCCCACGCAAACCGGAGCAGGTGGCGCGGGCGCTGCGGCGCAAGAGTACATTTTCCGGTTGCCTACGACCGCCAAGCGGCACGTGCGCTTGAAGATCACGCCAAGCGCCAGCGGCACCGGAGATGCTTCCGGGGTTAGCGCCACACTTCAGGTCGTCGCGTGATCAGCCGCGCTGCTGAAGCACTCGCGGCAAGTCTCCAGTCCGCTGCTGGTAGACGCATTGTCTACCAGCGCGGATCGGAGGCGTGTGAACTCACCGCTTACGTGGGCCAGACCATCTTCGAGACCGTTAGCGGCCTCGATGACATCTCGGAAGCTTTCTACTCGCGAGACTACCTGTTTCCCGTTTGCGACCTAATCCTCGGCGGTGAACCTGCCGACCCGCAAGCCGGAGATCGGATCATCGACGGGCCTTCCACCTTTGAGGTGATGCGAGGTCAAGGCGAGCGTCCTTATCGCTATAGCGATTCAGGGCGAACGCTGCTGCGTGTCCACACCAAGGAGGTCGGCTAATGGATGATCCAATCATCGAACTGGCGGACCTCGTCACCGCGTCTCTTAACGACGGGGACTTGGGTTTCACGGCCGTGCGCGGCTATTTGCCCGATCTCAAACGCAAGGACCTGGGTTCTGAGATCAAGGTCTTCGTGATCCCCAAAGCGGAAACCGGCCAACCACAGTCGCGGAGTGTGGAACAGGTTGATTTTGACATCTATATCGGTGTGATCAAAAAGCTCTCGCAAGGCTCCCAAGACACCTTCGATCAAGGCGAGTTGGACGACCTGCGGGATGCGGTGCGGTCGATCAAAAACCGTCTCAAAGTCTCACGGCTTGGCAATTACACCCGCCTGCGCACGCTTAACGACCCGCTGTTTGATGCGGAACATCTGGCCGACCAACGGCAGTTCACCAGCATCATCACAGTGACGTATCGGGGACTGGTCGAGTGATCAGTTTCGATCTGAAAACTGCTCGGCGGCAGTTCTTCGACAGCCAGGAAGTTCTTCAGCGGGTCGATCCGGCCGCGCGCAAAGTGCTGTCCCGCTTCGGCTCGTTCACGCGCAACACGGCTCGCCAGAGCATTCGGTATCGCAAGAAAGGCGTCTCAACGCCTGGCAGCCCGCCGTTCGCTCATACTCGCGACCGCGTGCGAACGCTCAAGAACATCCTGTTCTTCTACGACCCTCAGCGCGAAAGCGTGGTCATCGGCCCCGTCAAACTGAACGGCTCACGAAACCTCGTTCCCCGCCTGATTGAAAGTGGCGGTTCCGGCGAAGTCGTCGTGAAACGCAGACAAGTCCATGCCCGCTTCAGGCCGCGCCCCTTCATGCGGCCTGCTTTTGAACACGAACTCAATTCGTCGCTGCCCGAACTGTGGCGCGACGCGATCTAGGCCCGTCTCTCGGCCACCGGCTTCGCCGCTGCGATGCCGTCTCATTCATCCGACAAGGAAGTCGTTATGCCCGTAAAAACTATTCTTGGCCTGGACGCCAAGCTCTATCGCAACAGCGGTACGTATGTCTCGCCCACTTGGAGCGAGATTCCCAACGTCAAAGACCTTTCGCTGACGCTCGAAAAATCAGAGGCAGACGTAAGCACTCGCGCGAGCGCCTGGAGCCTCGTGAAAGGTGCCCTCAAGAGCGCGACCATTGATTTCAACATGGTCTACGACCCTGGGGATACCAACTGGGCCGCGTTCAAGGCTGCCTACCTTGGAAACACGCCTGTTGAATGTGCGATTCTCGACGGCGGCGTGGCCGTGGATGGAACCGAGGGGCTCCGTGCCTCATGCGAAGTCCTCAAGTGGTCGCACACACAGAATCTCGAAGAAGCCCTGATGACCGAAATCAGCTTGAAGCCCACCCGCGCCGAAAACGCTCCCGAGTGGATGGTCGTTGATGATGGCACCACGACGACGGGGGCCTAATGAAGACCTTCAAAGATCGCGAAGGGCGTGAGTGGCTGATTGACATCAACATCGCGTCCATCAAACGAGTCAAGGACTTGCTGGCCATCGACCTGCTCAAACTCGAAGGCCAAGAACTGGTCGAGCAGTTAATCTCCGATCCCTGTTCGCTGTGCAACATTGTGTACGTGCTGTGCATGGAACAGGCCGACGAGCGTGGCGTCAGTGACGAACACTTCGGCCGCGCAATGGCCGGGGATGCCATCGACCACGCCACCACGGCCGTCCTGGAGGAATTCGTCGATTTTTTCCCCAGCCGCAAGCGTCCGCTGATGAGACAGGCGCTTGCGCGAATCCAGCAGATCGAAACGGCACAGTTGGCAGCGGCGGATCGGATCGTCAACAGTCCCGAGATCGACAGGTTGATCGACGAGGCGATGAACGAGGCGATTGGTGGGACGTTATTTGGCGCTGCGCCGGCATCCTCGGCATCGACCCCGCCCCCCTGACAATCCGGGCGCTGGTGAATCTGGCCGAGGCGCGAATCGACTACGACTGGAATCACACCGCCGCGATTCTGGCGCTGGTGGCCAACTGCAATCGAGCGCCGCACACCCCTCCCTTTTATCCGCGCCAGTTCCACCCCGTTCATGCGCAGCAGAAGTCCAAGCAGACTTCGGTTGCGATTCTCAAAGACGTGTTTATTGACGGAAGCTTTTGATGGCCGGTAAGGACATTCGCGCCGGTGGCGCGTTCATGGAACTGTTCCTCAAGGACGCGAAGCTCCGTGCCGGCCTGGTTTCGGCCAGCAAGCGGCTGAAAGCCTGGGGCGCGTCGGTGCGTCAACTGGGCCTCCGGGTCTTCGCCGTGGGGGCTGCCATCGCGGGTGGTTTGGGAGTCGCGATCAAAGGATTCCTCGACGCCGGTGACGCGCTCGACAAGATGCGTCAGCGGACAGGCATCTCCGTCGAGGCTCTGAGTGAACTTCAGCACGCTGCCGGCCAATCAGGCACGAACCTCGAAACGGTCGAAAAAGCGGTTGCCAAGATGCAAAAGCAACTTGGCAGCAATTTGAGCACGGCCACGGCCGACGCACTCAAAGAACTTGGGCTGAACGCGAAAGCGCTTCAAGCCCTCTCGCCCGAGGAACAGTTTACCGAGATTGCCAGCGCCATCGGCAAGGTTGAAGACCCCACCAAACGGGCCGGCTTGGCGCTGGAAATCTTCGGCCGCTCGGGCACGCAACTGCTGCCCATGATTGAAGACCTCGACGCCTTGCGGCAAGAGGCCCGCGATCTGGGGTTCGTGGTCAGCGGCGAAGCCGCCGCTGCCTCGGTGAAGCTCGGTGACCAACTTGCCAACCTCTGGAAGACGGTCACGTTCGGCGGTCATGCCATCGCTGAAGCATTGATCCCCGAATTGATGGCCTACGCCGCGATGGTGCAGGGCGCACTGACGACGGGGCTCAAGTGGCTGCAAAACAACAAGCAGCTTGTCGTAACCGTTGGCAAAGTGGCAGCCATTATCATGGGTGCTGGCGCTGCACTCGTCGCGCTGGGGGCCGCACTGAGCGGTCTCGGCATCATTGCCGGCGGACTCGCGTCTGGCCTAGCGGTGGTCGGCACCGCGATTGGCTTCCTGCTTTCGCCGCTCGGCCTGGTGATTGCTGGTCTCACCGGCGGTATTGCGGCCTGGCTCGCCTGGACCGAATCAGGCCGAAATGCCATCACCGTCGTCAGCGACCTGTTTGGCTCCTTGTGGGAAACGTTCAGCCAGACGCTTGGCGGCATTATGGCCGCGCTCACGTCCGGCGACCTGTCGCTCGCGGCAGGAATCGCGATCGAGGGTGTGCGACTGGCGTTCCATCAGGGCTTCGCCGCTCTCAACGAATTGTCCGGCGGCTGGCTGGAAAGCATTAAGAACGGCTTCGTCACCGCCTTTGCCGCGATGACCTTCGCCGTGCGGAACTGGAGCCTGCTGGTTCGCATCGCCGCGCAAAGCGCCCTGGTCGGAGTCGTCACATTCGCCAACGAGACGATTCATTTTCTGACGGTCGTGATCCCTTCTGTCCTCTCCTGGTTCGCGAACAACTGGTGGGAAATCTTTGTGGACTTGGTGAACATCACCGAGACCGTTGCCACCAACATTTGGAAAAACCTCACGAGTCTGTGGGACGGGATCGTTGGCCTCTTCTCAGGCGAAGGATTCTCGTTCGAGTGGACTCCCCTCACCGAAGGCTTTGAGTCGGCCATCAAGGAACTCCCCGCGATCGCGGAGCGTGAAATCGGTCCCCTGGAGAAAGCGCTCAAGGATCGGCTGGGCGAACTCTCGGCGGAACTAGCGACGGCCTGGGAACAAGAGAAGCCGGTCACTACGACCCCCGAGCAGCGCCTGCACGACGCGCAGCGTGACTTCGACGCGCTGCGCGCCGCCCTCCCCGACGCTGCCCGTGGGCTCAAGCAAGAACAAGTCAAACGTGATCTAGCGCAGGTGACCTCACCAGAAGAAGCGGGCGGCAAGGTGCAAGGCACATTCAACACGGCAGCCGCCGCGCTGTTGGGCGGGGGCGGCTCCGCCGCAGAACGCACGGCGCGCAACACGGAAATGATCGTCAAGCATACCAAGCTGACGAGTGACAAGATCGACAAGTTAGCACTCAAGGCAGGCAATGGTTAGTTGTGAGGAACGGCTCGGCAGTCGCAAGACGACCGCCGACAAAGACGCCACGATCATGGAGACGACGTGGGTGCTTACCGGCTCAAATGACGAGCTGGAAGTTCGCCAGAAAGTCGCCGACACGGCTCCACCGATCTATGTGGATTCCGTGGAATCACGCACGCTCACGCGGCGTGAATACAGCGTCGAGCAAACCGGATACGAACTGTGGGAAGCCACGGTCATCTATGCCCGCCCCGAATCCGACGATCCTGAGTTATCAAGCTTCAGCTTCGATACATCCGGTGGCACGACGCACATTACGCAAAGTCTCGCCACGACCAGTTATGGTGACGACCCACCGGATTTCATGGGAGCCATCGGCGTCACCAAGGATTCGGTCGAAGGCGTGGACATCATTATCCCGAGTCTCAAGTTCTCCGAGACGCATCCGATTCCGGCAGAACTGGTCACCACGGGCTACGTCGCTACGCTGGCCGGTCTCACTGGAAAAGTGAACAACGCCACTTGGCGCGGCTTCCCGGCCGAGTCGGTCCTGTTCGTCGGCGCGCAAGGCCAGTCACAGTCAGACGGGATTGTCTCGACCACGTTCAGCTTTGAGGTGGGCCAGAACGCCACGCTCACGATCGCGGGTATCTCGGGCATCGAAAAGAAGGGCTTTCAGTACCTCTGGACCCGCTATGAGGAGACGGCGGACGAAGACGTGAATCTCCTGATCAAACAACCGAAATGGGTCTTCGTCGAGACGGTCTACGGGGCCGCCAACTTTGGTCTGCTAGGAATCTAAATGCCCCTCGCCAAGATTACCCCCGGAACCACGCTCCGAGAATTTCCCGCCGGGACGTTTAATTCGCTGGTCGAGCTTGCCAAGCTCTACCAGCGCGATCGCGCGAGCTTTGCCACGACCCCGGCTCGGGACATTCTCCCACCCAGCATCAAATGGCGTAACGATTCGGGCGAGGACGCGCCGGCTGGCGCGATTGTTCGCTTCACCGGCGCGCTGGAGATTGATAACGCTGTCGTCCTCAAAGGCAACAAGCCGGATTCGACTTTGAGTCCCTTTTATGGGATTTCGTTTGGTCCCGTGGCGGATGGGGCGCTCGGCGATTGCACGATCCTCGATCCGGTCCGCGCACGGTACGACGATGAATATGAGCCGACCTACGGCGACACCTGGGGGCCAGAAGCCGACGAGTGGCATTTGCGCAAAGGGGGCGACGGATTCTTCGTGCTGGGTCATCCGGCCGACGACCGCGTACTCGTCGTGCAGCGACAGTCGGGACATTTGGTCGCCATGCCGCCTTGCGGTAAGTCGATTCCCGCGCGCTCTGGCAATACTGCTGGTTCGGCCGAGTGCTGCATCTTCACCCTGGATGACGACACGGGAGTGATCGCTCCTGTTGTCAATGGCGACGAGCCGTTTCGGCTGCGTGTGTTCAATATCTATGGCAACTCGGTTGCTGCAAAAGTTCCGCCAAACGAATCCTATCTCGCGATTCACCACGAGCGCAGTGGTCGCTGGATTTGCGAGCGTCCACCCATCCCGCCGGGAACGTCGGTCACAACCGAGCCTGAGATTCCCACCTGCCAAGGGACGGCGAAATGGACCTGGAGTGAAAGCTCCTGGTCGCTGGCCGAAGACGGCTGTGGCGTGGAGATTCTCACAACCACCACGCCCGAGCCGCCTGACGACTTCTCGAATTGCCTCTGCCCTCCGCGCACCACGACGACCGGCGAAGAGACAACGGCCGCGCCAACCTCGACCACTTCTGGATTCGAGTCGCTTTGTCAGCCCGTCTACCCGAAATTCTGCGGCACGGACGAAGGGGAATGCACCTACACGCTGTGCGCCATCAATCCGCCAGTGCCGACGATTGAGTGCTTGACCACCACGACTGGCGGGATGACTACCAGCGAGCCCGGCACGACCACGAGTTGCAGCCCCGCAGGCTACCAGACGCTCGACCCCGAATGCGAATGCAAATACATTTGTACGCCTAGCGGCTGGGCTCGCCATCAAGATGAAAGCTCGTGTCCGCCGTGGGTCTCTTGTCCTCCCCCTAGCGAACCGTGCCCCTTATCCGGTGGTAGTGGCGGTGGTCCAGGTGGAGCAGCTTGCGCGGGCAGCGGTGGCGGCGTCGGTCGTATTCTGGGAGTTGGCTGTCTGGAAAACGAGTTCGGCCAGTCGGACTGCTCGGACGGCTTTGGCAGCGGCACCGAAGACAATCCCTGCCTGGAAGGTTGCGGCCAAGCGTGCTATTGGTTCGATCCCCGTACGAACGAATGGGCACTCGTCTCTGAGTGTGGCTGCGTCTTGTGTGATCCTTGCGGCACCCCGCACAATGTCGCCTGTGTCGCCGAGAAGCCTAGCGAGCCAGGTTCAGCGGACGGTAGCACACTGGTGAGCGTTCCCTGCGTACCGCCCTGTAAGACCGGCAGCCCCATCTCGACAACCACGACAGCAAATCCTTGCGGCACAACCTGCAAGTTCCAGGGTGACGGCTCGGGTGGCTGGACGTTGCTCACCAGCGACTGCGCAGGCGAATGCCATTGCGCACAGCCTGCGTTTGCTTCCCACGATGTATGCGAACGGCAGGTGACGCCCTGCGTTTCAGGCACGACGACAACCGGACCGCCCACCACATCCACGGCTCCACCGACGACCACCACGCCCCCCCCCGATCCCTTCTACTGCATACAACGTGGAACCAACGTTGCGATTGATGGCGACTGTCTGACGGGTATTGGTTGTGAGCAATTGAATGCGAGCGAACTATCCGCCTGCCTCGGCAGTTTCGACTGCCAGCTCTGCGATGGTTCATTCGCCACCGTAAACGAGTGCGAAACGAGCGGGTGCATCGTAACTACCACGACCACCTCACCGCCGACCACCACCACCACGACCACTCCCGGTCCCTTCTATTGCGTGCAGCACGAAGCGCTCGCGGCAAGCCAGGGTGACTGCTCAACGAACATCTCCTGTGAGCAGGGGAGCCTCGTTCTCGACGCCTGTGCTGGCGACCCCGATTGCCGAATCTGTGGAGGACCGTACGACACTGAGGAAGAGTGTGAGGAGACCTGCGTCACCACGACCACATGCAATCCAGAGGCGACTTGCGGCAACGCCTGTACGATCTACTGCGACACGAACAGCGGCGCATGGACGCTCGCTCCCATCTGTGAATTGATCGGCGATGACGGCTGCCAGTGCGACTTGTTGGAGAGCGAACAGAATCTGCTGGGAACTCCGTGCGAGTTCTTCACCTCGTTCCCCGTCCCTTGCTGCAACCCGTGCGAGGGCTCTGTAAGCCCCTGCGGACAGCGAACTACGACAACTACCCCAGGACCATAAACGTATGAAACTCACCATTGGGATGGCAGTCTACGATGACCCGCAGGGCGTACTGTTCAGTATGCAGAGCCTGCGACTCCATCACGCCGTCCCTGAAATCGAATTCCTCGTTGTTGACAATAAACCCGACGCCCTGGACGGCGATGCGCTGCGCACCTATCTCAAGCGGGCCGGTATCCGTTACATTCCCGCCCCGGAACTCCAGGGCACGAGCGCCCCACGCGAGCGAGTGTTTCGCGAGGCAATAGGGGACGCCGTGCTGTGCATCGATGCGCACGTCCTGTTGGCCCCCGGTGCTGTTGAAAAACTGATCGCTTTCTACGACCAGAATCCCGACTGCCGTGATTTGCTGACCGGCCCGATGCTGGGCGACGGCCTGGACACGATCTCGACGCACTACAACCTTGGTTGGCGTGGTGAGATGTTTGGCATGTGGGGCACCGCTTGGCGGGCTCCAAATGGCGAAGTCGTTTCGGCCGTGGACGATGGCGGCATGGCCCGTTTTGTCCGGCTGCCGGACGGTGCGACCGTGGAAACGTATATTAAGTACGCAACGACGCCTGCCTACTTTGACGACACCCTGAACGTCGAAGGCGAGTTTGGTCGCGTCAAGTATAGCGAACATGCCCAAATGCTTCGTGAGGCAGGCTTCACACCATTGGGCTGGGCGGATGAGGACGATTTCCAGATTCCTGCAATGGGACTGGGGCTCTTCAGTTGCCGCCGCGATGCCTGGGTCGGCTTCCATCCCGAGTTCAAGGGCTTTGGCGGAGCCGAGCAGTACATTCACGAAAAGTTCAGGCAGCGCGGGAATTGCACGCGATCGTTGGGATTCTTGAAGTGGTGGCATCGGTTCGCCAAGATCGGCGGCATCAAGTATCCGGTTCGGCTGGAAGACAAGCTTCGCAACACGATCATTGCCCATCAGGAACTGGGATTACCGCTGGATGATGTGCGGCGACACTTTGTCGAGGAACGGAAGCGTCTGACGCCCGAAGCCTGGGATAAGATGGTTACGCATCAAAGTGCGCAAGTCTTGCCCACGCTCGATGACCTCTATGAACGAGTGCGCACTAGCAAGGGCACGATCGAGCATCACATGCCCGCCCTAAGAGCAATGGCCGAGCAATGTCAGCACGTCACAGAGTTTACACGCACTAAGGGTTCAACCGTGGCTTTCGCCGCCGGCCTGCCGAGCGGTGCGCATCTGGTCAGTTGCAACACGGACGCCAACCGGCTCGTGGACGAAGCAGCCAAGCTTGCTCCGCAGGCGCGCATCGCTCGCACCGAGCCCGAAGTCGCGCCGATTGACGATACCGATCTGCTGTTTCTGGGGAGCGGGCGTGACGCCACACGGCTGACGCAGGAACTGGAAAGCTATACAAACGTTCGCCGCTGGATCGTGCTGCACGATATTGTCCGCCATGCGGCGTTCGCGCCCATACTGCAAGACTTCGTGGAGAGAAATCCCAAGTGGTTCGTAAGAAGCTTCGATCCGAAGCAAGGCGGCTTGGTCGTTCTGTCACGCGACGAACGCGACCGTCCAGAGGAACCAATTTATGCTTGGCCTCCCGGCCACGGCCCCGGCACGGAACTGAAGAAAATATTGGAATCACTCGGCATTCAATCGAGTCCGACCTGCGATTGCCGCTCGAAGGCTAGCCAGATGGACCTGTGGGGCGTTGAAGGCTGTCGCGAGAACCGCGAAACGATCATCGAGTGGATGCGTGCTGGACAAGGACGCTGGGGCTGGAAGGACAAGCTCGCGGCTAGCGCTAAAGCCGTCACGAGCGGGCTGGCGTTCAAGCTCAATCCGCTCGATCTTTTCCCATCATTGATCGACGAGGCGATTCGCCGCGCGGAAGTCGCTATTCTGGAGCGGGCAACGAAGCAAGAGAGTGCTGACTACTCGATTGCAGCCTAACGACACCTCCACTATTGAGAACCACGACGCCCCTGCTCATCGATGGGCAGGGGCGGAACTGTTGCATAGCAAGACTGTACGATCACGATCATTCCACACACAAGGTTGTGTAGCACTCACCATGAAATCGCTCAATAGAATTTTCGCACGTACGGTGCCAAGATGTCGATCAACCTTGGGAATAGTAAATCGGCAGATGATCTGCGATCTGCCGATTCTGGATAGGTGTAAATGATAGAACCGCTTGCAATCGGGCCTTTCCAGAGATACCCCTGCCAAGGCATTATTGCATAGACCATGTGTTGTTCTTGTTCAATGGCTGCTGCCAAGTCAAGTAGTTGAGAAAAGTCTGACTCGGATATTTCGCCCGA